CGCTGTGGAAGGCCGTGCCATGCGCACTCCAGGCGGCAGGTACGGGCACTACCCGCTCAACACGCTGGAGGTAGAACTTCCAGGCGCAGTCTTCGTACTGCTGGGTCTGAGAGACGGAACGGGGCTGGGTAGTGATGTCGCGGGTCAACGGGCCGCCTTCGGGCAGAGTCGGACGTAGGTGTGGTGCTTGCTGTTCGGGAAGAGAGGGTGAGGGAAGTCGTTCTCCTGCCTCTCGACAGTGATGTCGATGAGACGGACGCCGTAGTCCCTCCAGGCCCGCTCTTCGAGGTTGACCAGCTCCTGAATCTCACCGTCGGACAGGTTCTCGCCGTAGGTGATGTCCCAGTACTCACCGACCCCGGTCGCGATGGTGTGCACCATCAGCAAATTGTCATCACGAGTGATCCTGGTCTGGATCGTGTTGCTGGCCTCGATCAGGTCCAGCACAGCCAAGCGTCGCTCCACCTGCGTGTTAGGCACGGCGAGGCTAAGCACGGTTCCGGCCAATCTTCACTCCTTCATCGGGTCGCAACCAGTCCCCTTCGTTGCGATCGCAAGCATGACCTTATGCCAAGGGGAACCACAGATTCCCCCGAAACAACTGTGCCTTGGCTCACTTACCCGTCGGTAATGTCCACCCTTCACCTGCACTGTTATGCATCTGAGACATAACCCGTACAACCATTTGCGAAGGAGCCCTTCAGAACCAGTTCGAATCTGGTTTGGGAATGCAAAAGGCCCCGCATTGCGGGGCCGTGTCCTGAGTTGATCTAGTTGTCCGTTTCGCCGGGCCTTCAGAATTCACTCACCTGAAGGCCACATCTGCGGAGACGGTTTGCCACTCACTCAGAGGGCACGTCGGGGAGGCGGAAGCGGGCCAGCTCATCCAGCGGCGGCGCACCCTTCTCCTTCGGGTAGCGGACCACCAGGCGGTCATCACGCGCCTCCCGCGGCACCCAGAAGAAGGGCTTCTCCTTCTCCGGGTCGTAGGCAAGGACGACGTTCCTCTCTCGCACTCGCTTCTCGAAGTTCAGCGCGTCACGCCTCTGCCGGTCCGATAGCTCTCTGTCTCCGAGCCTGAGCCGCAGCCACAGACGGAGGGTCTGGATCGAGAAGATGGCGTGGTGACTGTCGGCGCCCTGGGTGGCTACCACCCTCCACACCTTCGCGATCTCGGCGTTGGCGTCGTTGGAGTACGGCCTCCGCTCCAGCCCGAGCTTCTGGAACCTCTTATTCACGGCCTGGGGTGTGACGTCGTACTTGTCTGCGATCTCCCGGTTGTTGAGCTGCCCCAAGACGAACAGCTTGGTCATCTCAGCGTCGCTGGGGAGCTTGGTCATCTGGTTGGGCCCACCTTCGTTGTGGTCGTCGTGGTCGATGATCTTGGAGGAGCATACATACAGCTTGCTCTCGTAGCAACCTGTCGATGCAAATAGAGAGTAAACCCACTTAGTTTCATGTGACCTGTATCTCACTTCTCAGAAATGTATCCGGACACCTGCTTGCAGGACACATACATCATTAGTGAGAGAGCGAGTGAAACGAGCGAACGAACGATCAGTCTGATCAGAGTTACCTATGAGTAACTCTGGTAAAGAAACTTGAAACCTTAAGAAACTGCGTTGCGGAACTAGGAAGATCCAACCTAGTTCTCAGCTGTTTCTCATTGAACTTCCTCCTGTTGATCCCTTCGTTGAGGGTGCGCTTGACCCTTCGAAGGTGTGGTCCAGGAGGACGGCCCCGGCTGCCAGACAAGAACCCGGCCGGGGCCATAGACCTTGCAGCCATGGGGGGCCCGTGCCGAGAGCCAAGAGCATCTGTCTACGAGACGGCTGCACCTCCGTGACTGTGAAGGATGGTCGCTGCGCGTCTCACCAGGTACGGCGGGGGTGGGACAGGGTTTCGGCCCGCAACCGGAGCCGTCCTGGTGACTGGTCGACGAGGCGAGCCAAGACGCTCGCCCGGGACCGCTTTCAGTGTCGCAAATGCGACGCAAGATCGGACCTTGAGATAGACCACATTGTCCCGATCGCCAAAGGCGGCACATGGGAACTAGGCAACCTCTGGACCCTGTGTAAGACATGTCACCGCGCAAAGACCTACTACGAAGACAGGTAATAGTCTGACTTTTAATCCCTGATAGCTCAGCTTGGCAGAGCAGCGGACTGTTAATCCGCGGGTCCCTGGTTCGAGTCCAGGTCGGGGAGCCATGCGGGTCGCACCCGCAGGCCCAGGGAACCGGTCGCGCGCAACCCGAACCCTGAGCGGTGCCCGTCGTCTAGCGGCCCAGGACTCCTCCCCTTCCGGGAGGCGACGCCGGTTCGAATCCGGTCGAGCACACCGATCTTCCTGCCGTCCGCCCTCCGGGGCTGGGCGGCTTTTTTCATTCATTCACTCCGGAGGTTCGCCATGTACGCCGTCGACTGCAACGGCCACTGCGACGACTGCCCCTTCACCTGGTGCAGCACCGCGCCGGCCTCCAGGCCGAGCAAAGCCCAGCAGCGCAAGGGATGGCGTCAGGACGCGATCGATGAGCTGGACGACCTTGCGGATCTGTACGGCATTGACGCAGGTCAGGTGAGGCTCTGATGACACGTGGACCGAAGCCCAAGCCGAACGCGGTGAGGCGCAATAAGCACGAGCACGCCCAGGAGCTAGAGGCGTCCGCCCAGCCGGGCCGGGAAATGCCCCGCGGCCTCGGGATCACCACGGCCGGGGGGAAGCGCTTCTGGCGCACCTGGTCCACGGCCCCCCAGACACAGGGCTGGTCCGAGACGGACTGGACCGAGCTGGAGATCACTACGCGCCTGGTGGACGAGTTCTACCGGGGCGAGCTGAAGCACGCCTCAGAGATCCGCATGCGGGTGGCCAAGTGGGGCGCGACGGTCGAGGACCGCGCCAGATTGCGCATGAAGATCGATGACGAATCCGAGGAGACGCCAGAAAAGGCGGACCCGGACCTTTCTGTTTCTGACATGGACGAGGAGCTGTTCAAGCTGCTTAACGACGCATAGGAGGTGATGTGGGATGCCTCAGACGGGAAACATTCCGAAGGGCGTCCCACACCCGACTAGGAGTCTCGGCTACCAGATCATTCGGTGGGCCCAGAAATACATTGTCCAGCCTGACGGCGAGGACGCCGGCCAGCCGTGGAAGTTCACTCCTGAGCAATTGCGCTTCGTCCTTTGGATGTACGCGATTGACGAGAATGGTCGTTGGCTGTACCGCACCGCGGCCCTACGTAGGGCTAAGGGGTGGGGGAAGACGCCACTTCTCGCCGCACTCTGCATTGTTGAGTTCGTAGGCCCGGCTAGGTTCTCTCACTTCGATGAGAACGGCATGCCTGTCGGCAAGCGAGTGCCGCTCCCTCTGGTGCAGATTGCTGCCACCTCTTTGGATCAGACGGCTAACACCCGCGACATGATTCGCGGAATGCTGGCTGAGTCTCCTGCCGAGGCTGAGTACAACATCGAAATCGGCAAGGGCCTGATCCAGTTCAAGGATGGCCGGCCCGGTCGTATCGAGCCGGTTACGTCTTCCTCTCGTGGATTGGAAGGTGCCCGGCCATCCTTTGTCGTGTGTGACGAGGTCCATCACTGGATTGAGTCGAACCAGGGCGTATACGTCTGGGAAACGCTCGACCGAAATGTGCAGAAGACAGCGGGTGCCGGTTCTCGTCTGATCGAGACGACGAACGCCTATAACCCCAACGAAAACAGCATTGCCCAGCGGACGCATGAAGCCGTCCTCGGGACCGCTGCACGCCTCCTCTACGACTGCGTGGAGGCCGAGAAGGACGTAGACCTCAAGGACCGTGAGGCGGTCATTGCGGCCATCATCGACGCCTACGGGGACTCCCACTGGGTCGGCGTTGAAGGCATCGCCGACGCGATCCAGGACCCGCGTACACCAGCTGCCGTCGCATACCGCTTCTACCTGAACAACATTCAGGAGAACGCTGACGGCTGGATGTCCAAGGATGAGTGGGATCTGTGCCTCGCGGAGGACGATCCGATCCTTCCTGGTGACCAGATAGCCATCGGATTCGATGGGTCGTTGCGTGGAGACGCGACAGGCGCGGTGGGGTGTCGACTTCGGGACGGCAAGTTGTTCCTGTTGCACCTTCAGGAGAATCCGCGGAACCCGAACCAGCCTGACTGGGAAGTCGATGTCCTCGCGGTTGAGGCCGCGATAGCGAATGCCTTCCGCACGTACAAGGTCGAATGGTTCTACGGTGACCCGCCCTACTGGCAGGAAGCCATTGGCCGTTGGTCTATCGAGTACGGCGACGACATCGTTTACGAGTACTGGACCAACAAGCCAACACGCATGGCGCAGGCGACGGAACGTTTCCGTTCTGCCGCCATGGTTCAGGACTTGAAGCACGACGGCGACGAGGACATAACCCGCCACGTGATCAACGCGGTTACCCGCGAAGTTCCCCAGGGGGCCTTGATCATCAAGGATTCTCCCCGGTCCAAAAAGAAGATCGACCTAGCGGTGTGCTCAATTCTCGCGTTCGAGGCGAGGGCTGACGCCATCGCAGATGGGCGGCTGAAGAAACGACGATCCAGAGTGGTGGGTTTCTAGATGAGCGAACCGGTTATTGCCTCTGTCCCGAGTAATCCTCTTCAGTGGCTTGAGTATCTGCACTCGAAGCTGCTGAGGCACCGGACGGGGTACCGGCGTCATTCGGCCTACTACGACGGGGAGCATCAGAAGTTGGTGTTCGCGCAGGCGCGGCACCTTAACGAGTTCGGCCACATCTTCGAGAAGTGGCGGGACAACTTCTGTGGCCTGATCATCGACAGCGTCAACGAGCGCTTGGCCATCGACGGCTTCCGTATGACGGACGAGCCTGACGCGGACAAGGACGCTCGGGACATCTGGCAGCGGAACTTCCTCGATGCGGAGTCCAACGCTGGCCACCTGGACGCGATGATCCACGGCACTGCCTTCGCTGTGGTGTGGGCCGACTCTGACGGCAAGCCCACGATCACGCTGGAGTCGGCAGAGAACGTCGTCGTGCAGTACAAGCCTGGCAGCCGTCGAGAGATCGAGGCCGCGGCGAAGTTCTACACCGACGACTGGGGCCGCCAGTGGTCGACTCTGTGGTTCGCCAACCGCGTCTACACCTTCCAGGCCGGCACCTTCGGCTGGGCCAACCCCTCGGCCGCCAAGTCCGTGAAGAACCCCCTGGGCGAAGTGCCTGTCATTCCCCTGAACAACAGGTCCCGCCTCACAGGTGAGCCTCTGTCGGACCTGACCACGGTCATCCCGCTTCAGGACGCGGTGAACAAGATCGTGTCTGACGCTCTCCTGGCGAGTGAGTATGCGGCCTGGCCGCAAAGGTATGTCACTGGCCTGGAAATCGTGGAGGACG